AACTTCGATGTTAGAAATTCTTTCGAAGAGTGGATGAACGGTATCAACCAGCATAATGAGAATACAGGATTAGTTAATCCTGCTGATTATATGGCTGATATGGCGATTGCACAACTTGATAAAGATGGTGAAGTTGTTAAGACATACAACATTAGAGGTTGCTTCCCTACTAACCTAGGTGCAATTGAAGTGTCGTATGATACAGAAAACACTATTGAAGAATTCACTGTTGAACTACAAGTTCAGTATTGGGAATCAGATAAAACTACATAAATAAATAACGGGATGCTCGAAAGAGCATCCTTATTTTAGCGTATAAATACTTTTGTATACTAAAATAAGGATACAGTTAAGACTATGGCAGAAGAACAAAACAAACTATTCGGATTCTTGTTTAAAAAGAAGAAGTCCGAGGAAAAAAACAAAATGCGGTCGTTTGCAGATACGAACGAGGATGGTGCGTATACTATATCACCAACTGGTGGTTATTTCGGACAATACTTGGACATCAATGGCGATCAATTTAAGAATGATTCAGATTTAATTCTCAAATATAGGAATATATCAACCTATCCAGAGATTGATGCGGCTATCGAAGATATTACTAATGAAGCCGTTACTAGTGATGAATCTGGTGAGATTGTTACTATGAATCTTGATGGACTAGAGCAACCTGATAATGTTAAGAAACTCATCCAAGAAGAGTTTGATAAAGTATTAAGTACATTAGATTTCAATAATCGAGGTTATGATTTATTCAGACGTTGGTATACTGATGGTAGATTATTCTTCCATGTTATTATCAACCCTAAACATCCAGAAGCAGGAATCGTTGAACTAAAACAAATTGACCCTATGAAGATTCGTAAGGTTAAAGAAGTTGAGAGAGTCAAAGACCCAGCAACTGGTGCTGAACTTGTTAGAGAGGTAGGAGAATACTACCTTTATCAAGATGAGGCTATGAATAATATTGGTGAAGGATTAAAGATATCTACTGACGCTATTATCCAAGTAAACTCAGGTTTACTTAATGAGAATAGAGATAAAGTAATTGGCTATCTTCATAAAGCATTGAAGCCTATGAATCAACTATCAATGATGGAAGATTCAATGGTTATCTACAGAATTTCAAGAGCACCTGAACGTAGAATTTTCTATATTGATGTTGGTAACCTTCCTAAAGGAAAGGCTGAAGAATACTTAAACAATACGATGAATAAGTATCGTAATAAGATTGTTTATGATCCGACTACTGGCAACATTAAAGATGAGAGAGACCATAAGAGTGTTATGGAAGACTTCTGGTTACCACGAAGAGAAGGTGGAAGAGGTACTGAGATTACTACACTACCTGGTGGTCAAAACCTAGGTGAAACTGAAGATGTTGAGTATTTCCAGAAGAAACTATACCGTTCTTTGAATGTACCATTATCAAGATTAGAGCAAGATTCCGCATTTAATGTTGGTAGGTCTTCAGAGATTACTAGAGATGAATTGAAGTTCCAGAAGTTCATTGATAGGGTTAGAAACAAATTTGCTGGACTATTCTTCCAAGCATTAGAGAGACAATTGATTCTTAAAAAGGTTATTGTACCATCTGATTGGAGCACAATAAAGAGCGAAATCATGATTGAATTCGCTAAAGATAATCATTATGCAGAACTTAAAGATGCTGAAATACTTAAAGAACGTATTGAAACTCTACAAGTACTTGATGAATATGTTGGTACATACTACTCTAAAGAGTGGGTTCGTAAGAACATTTTACGTCAGGATGATGATTTAATTGCAGAGATAGATAAGCAAATAGAGGCGGAACCGTCAGATGATGACGATTTTGAGGATGAAGAGTAAGATTAATTTTATTATAAATATATTATAACGTGGAGAAAAGCGCATGAGTATTAGCGACTTAATTAATAACATAAGTCAAGGCGACGTTGCAACAAGCAATAATGAATTCAATAGCATTATGGCTGATAAGATGAACGCTGCTTTAGATTTAGAAAGACAGAATGTAGCATCTACAATGTATGGTTCCGAAGAAGAACCTGTTGCTGAAGTAGAACCAGAAATGGAAATGGAAACTGAAATTGAAGGAGAATAGTAATGAAGAAGATTATGATTTTGTTAGTAGGACTAGCATTTTTAACGGGTTGTACAACGATCCAAAACTTGTGGGACAAAGCTGTAGACTCAGCTGAGCCACCAGAAGAAACAACGGTAATAGTAACGGATGAAATCGTTTAAAGAATCATTTAATACACTAATAGAAAGAAAGCTCCAGTTATCATCTGAAGAGAAGGTAATTAAGGAGCTTACTAAGTTAGGTAAAAACCAAGATGTAACTGCTGTTATTACGCTAGAAGGAACTACGTATAAATTATACGTAGATAATACAAAGCTCAACACTTTTGAATCAGCTGAAGCGGCCGAGAAGGAAGTATCAAGTTTTTTAAAAGTAATGGGTGTATAAGGAACGAATATGAAACTAATCGCAGAATATACAAATACCGATCTAGGATATTCAATCCAGGAAGGTAAGAACGGTAAAAAAAGCGTCTTTATTGAAGGCGTATTCATGACAGCTAACGCTAAGAATAGAAATGGTAGAATTTATACTAAAGAAATCTTAGAGAATGCAGTCGACAAATATAATAACGAACAAGTTATCACAGGTAGGGCAGTTGGTGAATTAAATCACCCAGAAGGCCCATCTATTAACTTGGACAAAGTATCTCACAGAATTACAGAACTCCATTGGGACGGTAATGATGTGCGTGGAAAGGCACTAGTGTTGGATACACCTATGGGTCAAATCGTAAAAGGTTTGGTTGAAGGTGGCGTTCAGCTTGGTGTTTCTAGTCGTGGTATGGGAAGCCTCGAATTTAAGAATGGTGTTAACTATGTGAAAGACGATTTTAGTCTTGCCACTGTTGACATTGTGCAGGATCCGTCTGCTCATAATGCTTTTGTAAATGGCATTATGGAAGGCGTTGAATGGACAACCGATGAAACGGGCCATTTTGTCGAGGTAATTGAGAAAGGTGAGACAGAAATGATGGATAATACTATCGAAGAAGAGGTTGAAGTTCAAGAGGAAACTCAAGTGGACATGACCCCTGAACAGGTAGTGGGATTTGAACATTTCCTCTCGAAACTATAACTCTCTAGGAGTAGAAAAATGTCTGAAGATATAAAACAAGACGAAATTGCTGAAGAGGTTGTTGTTGAGGAAACGGTAGAAACTGTAGTTGAGGAAACTGAAACTACAATCGAAGCACCTTTAACAAAGGCTCGTACATTGTCAGCAATCAATGCATCTTTGACTGAAATGTCAAAAGATGAACTTGATTCTATCTTTGAAGCGGCTAAGAAAGCTGAAGCGAAAGCTAAAGTGGACGAAGACGATTATGAAGATGAGGATGAAGATGACGATGAAGAGGGTGAAGTAGAAACTGAGAAGAAAGAAGCAAAGGCTAAAAAAGAATCTAAGAAAGAAGATTTCAAAGAGGACTTGGACGCTCTAGTTAAAGGCGAGGACACATTGTCTGAAGGCTTTAAAGAGAAAGCTGCTACTATTTTCGAAGCTGCATTACTTTCAAAAACTGCAACTAAGGTGGCTGAATTAGAAGAGCAATATGCTTCTGATTTGACTGAAGAAGTTACAGCAATCAAAGAAGATTTGGTTGATAAGGTTGATGGATATCTTAACTATGTAGTTGAGAACTGGATGAAAGAGAACGAAGTTGCTGTAGAGCACGGTCTTAAATCTGAAATCACTGAGTCATTCATTGACGCTATGCACGGTGTATTTGCTGAGCATTACATCAATATCCCTGAAGATAAGGTCGAAATTGTTGACGCCTTAACTGAAGAGGTTACTGATGCTAAAGACCAGTTGAATACAGCTACAGAAGCTAATATCGAACTTACTGAGAAAGTTAAGTCTTTCGAGCGTAAGGATATTGTTACTGAAGCTTGTGCTGGATTAGCTGCTACTGAAGCTGCTAAACTTACTAAGTTATGTGAAGGCGTAGAAGCTGAAACTAACGATGAGTTTACATCTAAAGTTGCAACAATAAAAGAGTCTTACCTAAACAAAGACGAAGCTGAAGTAAAAGTTGAAGACGAAGTCGATGCAATTACTGAAGATCAAAAAGAAGCACCTGAGGTATCTGGACAAATGTCTAAGTATCTTGATGCACTAAAACGTACTAAATAATTTCACAGGAGAATAACATGGAATTACAAACACAAATGCTACAGGAAAAATGGGCCCCTGTACTAGACACAGAGGACGCTGGTCTAATTACTGATGCGCACAAGCGCGCGGTAACAGCTGTTGTCCTTGAAAACCAAGAAATTGCCCTTAGAGAGCAATCAGTTGCTGGCGGTTCAGACGCTACTGGTTCAGTTGATAACTTTGATCCAGTACTAATCTCTTTGGTTAGACGTTCAACTCCAAACCTTTTGGCGTTCGACATTGCTGGTGTACAACCTATGAAAGGACCTACTGGTTTGATCTTCGCTATGAAGTCTAACTATGCTGATGGTACTGCTTCTGCAGATCCAACAGAGGCACTATTTGATGAAGCTGATACTTCATTCTCTGGTGACGGCGCTGGTGCTTTAACTGGTACTGACGGTGTTGGTATGACTACAGCGCAAGCTGAAGGTTCTGCTAACTGGGGTCAAATGGGTTTCTCAATCGACAAAGTAACAGTTACTGCTGTTTCTCGTCAGTTGAAGGCACATTACACAATGGAATTGGCACAGGACCTTAAAGCGGTTCACGGCCTTTCTGCTGAGACTGAGCTTGCTAACATTCTTTCTACAGAAATCCTTTCTGAGATGAATCGTGAGCTTATCGCTACTATGAATACACAAGCTAAAGCTGGTACAGCTTTCGATGCTACTCAAGGCACTGGTACTTCAGATGGTCGTTGGGAAGTTGAGATCTACAAAGCGTTGATCACACACATCGAAAAAGAAGCTAACGGTATCGCAGTTGACACTCGTCGTGGTAAAGGTAACTTTGCAATCGTCTCTCCAGACGTTGCTGCTGCCCTTAACGCTACTGGTTCAGTTGCTTATGGTAACGTTGCTGGCACAGGCCTTGCAGACGTAACTGGTAACTTGTTTATCGGTACTCTAGGCGGTGGCATCAAGCTATATGTTGACCCATTTGCTACTGGCGGTTCTGTTACTGTTGGTTACAAAGGTTCTAACGCGTATGACTCAGGTATTTTCTACTGCCCATACGTTCCATTAAGCATGATGAAGACAGTTGGTGAAGATGACTTCCAACCTCGTATCGGTTTCAAAACTCGTTACGGTCTAGTTGGCAATCCTTGGAACTCTAACGCTTCAGGTGTTGTTGCAGCTGGTGCTAACACTTACTTCCGTAAGTTGACAGTATCTAATCTGTAAATAGATTTAGTTAAAATCTAAGAAAGCCCTCTTCGGAGGGCTTTTTTATTGTATAAATAAAAGCATGAGCACAAACTTTCTAAACCCTACCTCGTTTGTTCTATCGCTTGATAGTCAAACATATCCAAACGCAGAATTCACTGTCCAAACAATGATACTGCCTGACGTCTCTACTGATGGAGCTCCTTTTCATACTCCATCGAGAAGTATTGCTGTTGGTGCAGATAAAATCGTGTATGGAGCATTCGAATGCGCTTTCCTAGTTGATGAAGACTTAACCAATTATAAAGAAATCTATGAATGGTTATACAATCAAGTTGACGTAAGCACAACACAAGTAAGAGATATTACTCTTAGCATTCTATCAAGTGCAAACAATGTTAACAAGCAAATTCGCTTCATTGATGCGTATCCAATCAATTTATCATCTTTACCTTTTGATATAACTACTACTGATATTGAATACTTAACCGCTACTGTATCGTTTAATTATTCATACTTCGAAATAATTTAACTGTTTACTTACTCTTATAAATGGGGTATAATAGATTAATATAACTGTAGGAAATTACATAATGCTTAATATAGAAGACGTACTTGAAATGTGGAAAAAAGACTCAGAGATTGACGAGTTTAAATTAGATCAATCTACTATCAATATAGCTAAGTTACATTCAAAGTACTTAGAGCTAATCACTATTACTAAAATCCAACGTAAGAAAAGAGACTTGGAGTATAAGATACTACTTAGAGATAAGTGGCTGTACTACAACGGAAAACTGTCCCAAGAAAACATAGATGAGTTGGGTTGGGAATACGATCCATTCAAGGGTCTTAATAAACCACTGAAAGGTGATATGAATTATTATTACGATTCAGATGACGACATACAAAAAGCACAAGCCAAGCTGGAATACTTTAAAGTACTGGAGGAAACACTTAAAGAAATATTAGATACCATTAGATGGAGACATCAATCTATTTCTAACATTATTAAGTGGAGGTCCTTTGAAGCAGGAGTGTGAATTATTAATCAGGGTAAAAAATAACGCTTTCTTTACAGTCGATTGTAACGATAAAGGAGTGTTGCATGAGCTAGCTGAATTCTTTACTTTCTTTGTCCCAGGGTATAAATTTATGCCTGCATTTAAGAATAAGATGTGGGACGGAAAGGTCCGATTGTTGGACATGAGAAGTCAATGCATATACTCAGGTCTTTATCACTACATCAAACAATTTTGTGATGAGAGAGATATTCCGATTATAATAGAGGATGATAATAGTCAATACTACAATCGTCCTGATATGGATTATGATGATAGCATTGATTGGATTGATGAACTTCCTCTATCGTCTAACGGAACTAAAATAAGTCCTAGAGATTATCAGCAAGCAGCTATCCAATATGGATTAAGAACTAGACGTGGATTACTAATATCCCCTACAGCATCTGGTAAGTCGTTAATCATATATTTGTTGATACGTCATTTCCTAGCTCATAATAAAGATAAGGTATTATTAATTGTGCCTACTACATCTCTAGTTAAACAGATGTACGGTGATTTTGCTGATTATTCTCAGTATGATGAAACC